AGATATACCCAATTTAATAGTTTGTCTATCAGTTACAATTTGAAATCCTTCATAATTAAAATATTGTTTAGGAGTTTCTTTAAAAACTGTCTCTTCAATTCTAATAATTTTTTCCATAATTTTATTTAGTTAGTTAATATTGTACTGGAAGAGGGAGTTGAACCCTCACGACCTGTTATGGCCACAGGATTTTAAGTCCTGCATGTCTACCAATTCCATCATTCCAGCATAAAAAGAGGGGTATCGCTACATACCCCTCAATTCAAAGTTCAAAACGGACAAGCTCCACTATTTAAAGTGGAATTTTTTATTAACCATTCATCCAATCAAGATTATCAGGATTTCCGTTAGGAAGTGTACCTGATTTTGGCATAAGAGTTTCAACTGCTGTAGCTTGCGGAGGTGTAACTTTTACCATATTATCACTACTGGTAAATGATAAAGTATTAACATCTGACATAGGCTGAATAAAACTACCAAAATTTCTAAATCCTAAATACTGATCAGGATTTTTTGTAGTTCCATAACAAGCTGCTACTCTAAATGGTTTATTTAATGCAGGAGCAACCATCTTCATTACTCCATCAAGAACTTCAGTTGGTGTATTCCAAACAGGAAATTTAACATCATCTCCTAATACTCCTCTGGCTAACATAATTAACCTTTGTGCCTGATATTTTGTAAATGCTGCCGATTCCGGCTCCTGATAATAAAATCCTTCATTAATTGATGCTCCAGCCAAATCAGTTGCAATCACCTTATAAGCAGGTTTTTTATCATCTGATCCCGGTGCTTTCTTTTCAATAGAGATTTTAACATTCTCAACAACTCCCGCTTTCCCATCATTAAAGATTTTAAACTCTTTAACGAAATCTTCACTTTTGTTTAAATCTACTGACATAATCTTTACTTTTTAATTATTATTTACTACTATTCTCATACTCATCAATACAAGCTACTACATATCCAAGATCATTTGGAATATACATATCCTTAAACATTCCAAATGGACTTTTTGCAGGATATACATTATCTTGATTTGTTACAAATTGATATGTAGATTTCTTTGCTGTGTCATTCCAAACTGTTTTGGTGAATAACAATACAGTGAATAAACCTGGTAGTTCAACTTTTTCATCTACCATTTTACCAACTGTTTTAATTTTCTTAATAACATTGCCAAAACCAACTTCTACATCTTCGGAATGGGCAAGAACAAAGGTTTTTATATCACTACGCAATTTTCTACCTGTGTTTAATACTTGCATACAATGCATAGCAATTTCATTCCATTTCTCCCAATCTTTTCTGAGAGCTTTTTCAACAAACTCAAATGCCATAAGATACTGAAACGATTTGTTATCGTTAAGACTCTTTATTCTTAACATCTATACTTTCATTTAGATTATTTGTATAGTCCAGACTATATCTTCAATATTAATAAGGGTCGATCCCTATTATATATTGTCCCGCTTTCATGGTAGAATTATTATCTCTTTGAGACTCACTACTAGTCGTTGAACCTTTCTCTATATCACTATAAGAGCTTGGCTGCTGATTGCCCATCTCTGGGTTTCCCAGACAATTAACGGAATTTAAAGACAACTTTATACCTTCTAATTTGTATTTCATCTTATCTATTATATAATCTTGTACTAAATTATAAAAAATAGTTCTAGATTTATATTTTAGATATAATGTTTTATCCTTTTTTATATTAAACTCTAAATTAAATTTATCTTTCAAGAAATTAACAAATTGATTAAGTTCATCTAAAGTAAATGATTGCATATTTAAATTTATAGTTTTACCATTTTTATTGCCATCATCCATAAATAAAAAAGCTAATGATATATTAGTAAAATTCTGCTTTAAATATTCTATTGGTATTATTTTAATCTTGTTTTTATAGAATATATTTTGATATATATTCATACAAGCAAGAGCTTTACCAGTAGCTACTAATTTATTACCTTTAACAAACTTACTTTTACAAGTATATTCTCCTATTGAGGATATTATATTTTTAAAAATATTGTATTTTAATAAAAAATATTCTCTATTTTTAGGAGTATGTGTAAAAGTTAAATTACTGTTCTTCATTTTAGAATGAACAAATCTTATTGAGCTATCTCCAAGTATAGTACCTATTAAAACTTCTTCTTGGAATTTATTTAAAGATATAATATCTTTTATAAGAGGAAGTTTTAACTTGTTTTTACGATATTTACTAATGTAAGATAAATTCATTCCAATTTGATTAGCAATTTCCTTATCTGTTAATCCTTGATTATATAATTTAATATATAATTCTTTACTTAAAATATTCTTGCAGTTCATATAAATAAATTTTACTGCAAAGATACAACATTAAATTGAGAAATCCAAATATTTTATGGTTTTTCTTAATCATCTATAACGATGTTTTTAATTTCAGGTCTATTCTCATTAATATACAACATTGTTCTTACTATAACACCTGCATCTTCTGTATTAAAGTAGTTCCCTTGTGGATTTTCAGCATTCATTGGAATATATGCTTTTCTCCAACCCTTAAAAGGGAAAGGTTTACCTGCTACATTAATAACAAAAGTTTCTTTAGGATTTAATCCTATAATGCCCAACTCCTCCTCTGGAAAAAATGATGTACTTTTTCCACTTCCAGATGGGCCAATTATCCCCACAATCGTACTATTCATAAATTAAATTATTTTTTATTTTCTTTATCTATAACTAAGTAAATTTCATCTTCACAAATAATTGATTTTGTCATTTGTCCAATTCTAGAATATGATACAGTACATATAAATTGTGTACCTTCCAAGGAAGTCATTTGTCCAACAGCAGTAACTAACATTTCATTTCCATACTTTTCAGTTTTATGACGAACTAAATCGCCAATTTTGAAAAGATTTTCTTTTTTTGTCATAATTTTCTTTTTGTTAAACATTAAATCTGATTATTAATTATACTTTCATATCTAATATAATCAAACTCACTTAATTCTCTGGGGAGTTCTTCGAAATAAGAGCTTGAACCTAAAAATAATAATTGAATACTAGCATTACTAATACCATTTCTATTCAAATTAATCATAAACTCCCTATGACTATCACCTAATCTATTTAAGTCAACTCCTTCATGGTTTGGTATATTATATCTCTTTGGATAAAATAAACTAATCATTAAATCAACATCTCTTGCAGTATATTTACTATCAGATAAACCTTCTGAGTCTGGTTTAATTTTATCTATAATAGTATCACCACGATAATTAAACTGTGCTCGTGATGAATCTGCTGACTGCTGCTGAACAATGGTTGGTATATATCTCCATTTATCACGCATCTCAAGACAATATTCATTACTGAATCTATTTATTGTCTGATGTAAGGTTTCCCCCGGGCTTGTTTGTAATAAACTAATATGATCTACAAGAACAATAACATATTCATTAGGTCTGGCTGGTATATACTTATCTCTAACTTCTCTTGGTGTATAGGTTTTATCCTCATTTTGCCAAGAGATTGTTTTATAAGTGTACTTCCCATTACTTGGATGTTCAGCATAAGACTTAACTAAATGAAATATACTATTAGGGCTTCTTATAGTATCATAATAAGTTACCATACTATTGAATTTAGCAAACCAAGAACTAAATTCTTCACTTTTAATAATTCCTTCAATTCTATCATCTAATATATAATTACTAAATATAGAACTAAGTTTTTGAGGACTTATTAATATACCATAGTCTTTATATAATTTATAACACATTGCAGCTTTTATTTTATTACTCTTAGATACTTCTAAAGAGAAATAAAATATTTTTAATGTTATATCTGATGTAGAATTACTATTAATCCATTCTACTGGTTGATATACATATAAAAAGTCAGCCAATTGAGTTTTACCTGCTTTTGGACTAGCACTAATTAAATTATATCTACCTTGTTCAATTCCCGGTAACACAGTGGATAATCTTGGTAATGACCAAGGTATGGCAATTACATCACCAGATTTTCTCCGTTCTTTATTTAAACTTAATTCATTAACAACGTCTTCGTATAGCATATTTTCCCTTCATTCAACTTCACAAAAATACTCATAATATGCTAGAAATCCTACTATTTTTTAAAAATTTTTAAATATTTTATTGCATTTTCTAAAGATTCTATACTATCTTTAAATAATCCTAATCCTAAATTGCAATTATTACAAAGTAATCCTCTAATCTCTCCCGTGTTATGATCATGATCTACTGATAACATTTTATAACACTCTTTAATAGGTATACCACAAATTTTACATTTTCCATTTTGTTGAAATAATAACTCGTTATACTCTTTTAAAGTTACACCAAATTTAGTAAATAAATAACAGCTTTTTCTCCATTCTTTGGTTCCTGGAGTATATCCATCGTGTCTTCGTTTTTTTAATGAATATTTTTTATGTCTATGTTTTACCTGATAAATAGATAAACATTTTTTACATCTAGTAGCATGCTTATCTTTATTAGTTGGTGCTTTTGGAAATTCAGATAATTCCATTTCTATATTGCAATCTCTACATATTTTTTTCATACTTAAATATATTAATATTTAGGTACAAAGATATAAATAAGTTTTAAAATCTCCAAACTTTTTTGTTATAATTTTATATAATTACTAGAACTTTTTTTATCGTCAGGAATATCTTCCCATTTTTCCCAAGTTGCTTGACGCAACCAAGTATCAATACCCTGAATAAAACCTAAAGAATTATCTAATCTTCTTTGGTTTAATTCACGTTTTAAACATTCAATAATCTTTCGTTGAAGCCCGGGTTTATTCTTAGTAACCCTCTTCCAAAGATCATGAGTAGCCTTGCCAGAAACACTATTAGGATCTCTGGCAGATATTACTCTCCTACCTAATCCAGTTTCAACACTATTAGGATAAAGAGCAAAGAACTCTTCAAATAAATCATCACCTTCAAACATAGCTTTCCCAGAAGGCCCCAAGGAAAATCCATCTTTAATTAAATCATCTGAGACTATAAATTCATCTTCTATTAATCTGGGAATAAATCTAAGATCTAATTCATAGGGGAAGCTCTTGTTCTCTTCATTATGTCTAATTTTTAATATATTTAAATACTCATTAATATTTAACTTGAGTTTTCCTATCTCAAGTATGTCAATCGTTACAAATAAAGCTACCATAATACTGTACTTTTTTACTTTCTACTTCAAAATCATCCTGATATTGACTTGCTTTAAACAAATCAATATCTTCCCTACTAACAATACAGTTAAACTCCAGTGTAAGAAAAGCTGCAATCTTATTACTATCAGAAGAGTTTAATATCCTGGAGGCTACCAGAATCCCCATCTCCAGTTCGCTTTGACTCAGTTTCCTGCAAAAACTTTTCAATTTGTAAATTAGTTATTAAAGTTTCAATTTTACACTCTAACATACCTTCTAAAAGTTTTTTAGAATATTTAATACCATCAATAGATACAACTTCATCTTCTGTTGAAAGCTCTCGGGATTCTCTACTTGGTTTTATTTCACTAAAAGTTTTATATATAGAAGAACTAACATACATAAGGTGATAAGAATTATTAATAAGAATTAATTGATCTCCTAAAAGAGCTAATTTAACTACTGCATTATCATTTCTTAAGGCCGTAAAATCAATAGAATTATTTCTTAATTCAGAATCAATTATAATATCTCTTAAAACACATTCTTTTATTACATGATTTAATTCTTCCTGACTATTTACAAAGAAAATCATTTTAAGATTTAGAGGCATAGTATAAATATTAGTAATAATTGTTTCTAAATCTCTACTAAAAGTTTTTAAACTAATCCTGTTTATATTACTTAGATTAGGAAAATCATATACCTTAAAATTACTTAATATTTCTTTGCTTTCTTTTGTAATTCTACTTTTAAATCTATCAGAAATTTCCATCAAAGGACTATCTGATACAGGTAATACAGAATTAAAACAATTAGATGCTTCAGATAGATAACCACTTCTTATTAAATATTTAAGTAAACTAAAAAGATTATTTGTATCAATATAATTATTTAATAAAGTATAATCAGTACTCTTGGATTTCAGTCTAACTGAGGAAGGTCTAGACCCTTTTCTAATTATATCTGCTATACTATCTTCTTCTGGTTCTTCAGAATCATCATGTTCATCGAATTCATCTTCTGAAAAACGAACACTATATTTTATATTAGGAGAAGCAACGGGTGAATTACAATAATCCCATGGATTACCATCTAACCAAGCGTCTCCTAATTTCTCTACAACATCACTAGCAATTGTTGTTATTATATTAAGTTTAGATTCTTCTTCCTCTGGAGTTGGTTCTTTAACTAATTTATTAACTTT